CGAATCAAAACCTACGACTTATCCTTCTGTATTATTTTATATATTTCATAAAGACAATGGAGAGCCACGAAACTATGGCTATGTATTAGCAACAGAACATGGCGGTAAATGGTTTAAAACTAAAATACAAGCTACTAAGGAGATTAAAGATGGCAAGTGAAATTGAGCTTTTAGCCACAAGAATGAAAGCCTGTCTCGATGCTAAAAATCGTGGTACATCTAAATGGGCTAAAAGTTTTTGGAAAGGAAGGATGAAAGAAATTTATTCTAATTATATGGGAGAGCAATTGTGAGTGAGGAATATGATTCTTACTATCGTTTAAACAGACCAGTAGAAGTTCCTGAAAGGGAGACATCTCCACCAGAACCAACGAGCGAAAGTGATCCATATGAGGATGATGACGCATATGATAATTTCATCTCAGATCAATTGGATCAAGAGTATTTCGAGAATAATCCAGAAAAGTAAGCTCGTACAAGCTCGTATATGAAGAGATAGAAGGGTAGGCAAGGGCAATGCCTACCCTTTTTTTAGCTATAATTCCCTGTATTCGGATCAAATTTAAGTTCAATCACACCCAGTTTTCCTGATTGTCTAAACCTAATCTTCTTCACATGCACTCTCACTTCGAGTGAGTTCGGTGTAAAGTCGCGTTCAACGATTAATAGATTATCGCACTTGTTATAGAAATTAGCCGAGCCTGATATATCTTGTGCTGTCGGTGTTGGGAAACTTCCATCCATGTTACGTCTCAATTTGGTAGGATGCGCCACCAACCAGACATGCACACCATGAGTCGATGCCCATCTTTTTATCGAAGCCAACATCAATGACACATATTCGGTTTCGGTGTATCCCGCAGGACGCTTATGTTCAAACTCATTATAAGGATCGAGAACCAAACCACGGAGATTCGGATACCTCTGTACTGCATTAGTCGCTGTGTTTAAACACCACTCAATTGTTGGAGGCTCGTCCTCGCTACGAATCCAGTAGAAATGTTCTTGTATAAACTCAACAGCAGGATACCATTCGTCATCTCTTACCTTGTTGCCCGAAGCAACATCCCAAGTAGGCTTACCAACTAATTTAGCAACTAATTTGTTGATATGTTCATCGACAGGATTTTCAAAACTACAAATAGCAAACCGGTGAGCATGGTTTTTTGCCAACCCCAAGATGATTGCGTCCAGTAATTCAGACTTTCCTCCATTTGGCACACCAGATATGAGCGTTAGTTCACCGGCTCGGACTCGATAAGCACCGCCATCAGGTGTACCGTCCATTGCTTTAATACCTGTTGACAAGCCGGTACGCACATCATTGTGTAAAAGACGTAAAGCATCTTCCACATAATCATGCGTTTCTCTTAAATCCTTCAAAGGATAAGGAGTCGCATTATCTATTACATCCAATACCGCTACCTGACCATTTTGTAACATATCATTTGCATCCTTATGACCGGATGGTAAAGACACTTTCCAACATCTTACCTTCCCAAGTCTGCGGGCTAATTCCTCCCGCAATTCGATTCCTTGTTTGTCGTCATCAGTAAATAATATGATCTGTTTAAACGATTTAAGTTCTTTATGCAAGAGTTCCAGCCAAATCATTTTCTTGTCACCTGCTCCGTCCGGTACGGATATGACGTTGGTTACTCCGGCAGATAGGCAGGCTAATGCGTCAAGCTCTCCTTCTACTATTACTAATTTTTCGTTGCTGTGATCCACTAAATGCCACAAATACGGTAATCTTTCGCCACCAGAGGTCTGTGAAAATTGTTTTTCAACTGTACGGTACTTGATGTTAGTAATTTGACCGTCTTTTTTATGCAGGAAAGCCATTGCTCGTTGTTTTTTGCCACCAATAAAAGCATCTGCTGAACAAATTTCCGCAATATCAAGAGCTTCCGTTGTGATCTTACGATCATTTATAAACCAATTGAGCATTTCTTCTGATAATGGATACGTTGGAACGTTCCCGTTAAACTTTGGTTTTTGTTTAAACGATACTTGTTGACTACTATCATCTCTCCAGACACTTCCTGTCCAATTACAATGATGACAATTCCATTGCGCACCTTGCGTATCGACCAACATCGAGAGACAAGGCTCTTGTTTATGCTTTTTTCTGGTGTGATTGCAGGAAGGACAAATAACTTTTTGTTGTCCGTCTCTTAGTGATTGAAGATTAAATCCCTCTTTGATTAGCTGTTCTGAAAATGAGGCACTCATGGCAACGTCCTAAAAACTTTTTTGCCAGTATCGTCAATTTTTCTTCCCATATCATCTCGCTTATTGTCTTTTGCGTATTGCGCATCTAATTTTGCCAGATAGGAAACAGTCGATAGATACCATCTTTTTTTATGCGCATTTTCAGCCTCTTTATGAAACCACGCATCGCGTGAAAATAAATGTGCGTCTAAATTAGGTATGTTTTTGTATGCTTTTTCCCACCTGTCGTAATCATCTTCAGTAAGTTTTATAACCTTACCATTAAACTTATATTTCTTCATTGTTATTCTCCTAGTTGCGATAGATACTACTTTAAAATCAATAACTTACATGCTACATAATTAGACTTCGGAAAGCCTGAAGTGAACCCCCCCAAACCCCCCCATAGATAATGAGAAGTCTGAGGAATTAGACTTGCGGATTAGCCGTCAGTTTTACCCCCACCACATTTAGCCGTGATCAGCTTGCGAATTTAAAATTAACACAGTAAAATTCTTCTTGCAAATGATCTCTGCCTCCACAGATTCTTTTGCCCTCCGTGTTGCGATGGAGATTCGAGCCTCCCCATTAATTTGCGGGAGGTTTTTTTTCGTCCCAATCAATCTCCGTAACGGTTACTTCACATCTTGGGTTTTCTTTGTCTAAGAATTTCCTGATTGTCTTTTGTTTAAACGCTCGATCATTGGCATACCAAATACCTTGTAATGCATCTAGTATAATACTTTCATCGAGGTCTGGTCTGCGCGAGGAATAATATATATCGGCTTCGATTTTCAGATCACCTTCTAACATTGGGCTAATTTTTTTTGCTTGCAGTTGCACATCACGCTCAAAAACTAATGCTTTTTTACTTTTAATAAATCTAGGTTTACCACCAAAATGCACTAACCTACGGCTATTTGCTTTAGAGCAACACTCGCCATAAATAATCTGCTTGACTTGTCTTTTATCTACGCTCATAATGTTATCTTTCATCGCAACAATGGAGAACGACAGTGGAGTATATCAATACCCATAATTTACCTGCACCATTAGCTAATGCTATCAAACGCGACAGTTATAGCAAGGGTGATGCTGTTATATCGGCAACAGGTCTTATGCGACCTGCTCGTATGTCAGCCCTTTTTGATGACTATGACGATCAAATAAAACGAGATGTAACTACAGAGGTTTGGTCATTGTTCGGACGTGCTGTTCATTGGATTTTAGAGCAAGGCGAAACAGACGGCTACATCACCGAGGAGAGGTTTTTTGCAACGTGTGAGGGTTGGCGGGTGTCAGGTCAGCTAGATGTCCAAGAAACGCAAGAGGATGGCTCTCGTGTTATACAAGACTATAAAACACGCAAAGTGTACGGTGTCATGCATGGCGGTTCGTCAGACGAGCAACAATTAAATATATACGCATGGTTGGCACGTCAAAATGGTATCGAAATATCAGGTCTACAAATAATCAATCTGATTAAGGATTGGTCAAAACATCAAGTCAATAGAGTAGATGGCTATCCAGAAAGAGATGTTCATATCCAAAATATAAATATGTGGACACCGGAGGTAGCTGATGCATTTGTGCGTGAGCGTGTTCTTATACATAAACGTGCTCGTGATGGTGATTTGCCTGAGTGCACAGATGAAGAAAGATGGTTGCGTGGCGAAAAATACGCAGTTAGGAAAGAAGGAAGGAAAACAGCGGTTCGTGTTTTCGATTTAGAAGAAGAAGCGGAGACATTTATATCCGCACTCAAAGACAATTCAAAGCATTACGTTGAGCATCGTAGGGGAGTGAACATGCGATGTGAAAGTTATTGTGACGTGGCTGAGTATTGTTTTCAATATCAATCTATAAAGGTGCAAAATGAGCAAAAAAGTTGAAGTAAATTACGAGACGGTTTGGAAAACGCTCTCTACTCTTGATTGTAACGATCAAGTAAAGAATAAAATGGGATTGTCTTATCTATCGTGGGCTTGGGCTTGGGGTATCCTTATGGATAACTATCCATCGGCAAGGTACGTTTTTGAAGATAACCAATGGCATCAAGATGGATCTGAAACGGTTCATTGCACAATCGAGATAGATGGTGACAACGGTGTATTGAGCAGAAAGATGTGGTTGCCGGTTATGGATTTCAAAATGAAGGCAATCAATCAGCCAAACTCTCTCGATATATCCAATACAAAAATGCGTTGCCTTACAAAATGCATGGCAATGTTTGGCTTGGGATTCTATATTTATGCCGGTGAAGATCTTCCATCAGCACCAGAACCAAAAAAAGTAGAAAAGAAAAAAGAACCAGTATCTAAACCAAAGACTGCCAAAGATTTGAAAGAATCAATGGAAGACAAAGGTTTGTCTACTGAAAAACCGATGACTCAAGATGAATTCGAGTCAGCCATAAGAGATACTTTTGAGCTCGATGACGATCCTAGTTCTAATTTCAAAAAAGTATCAGAAAAGGCGCTAGAAGATATGGATGTTGCAGTAAATTTGAAAGAAGTAGAAGCAATTTGGAAGAAAGCGATTGGTGATTTAAAAGATGTAAAAGGGAAAGTACCTAGCACAGCTTGGTCGTTGTGGTTGGGGAACATGTCAATAATGCGTGAAGAAATGATAAAAAAGGAAACTAAGTAATGGCATATGAAATGAAAGATAACAGCGGTTCTATTTTTAAGAACAAAAATAAGACAGAGGAATGGCATGCACCAATGCGGGGCAATGCTTTGATTGGTGGTGTCGAGTATTGGGTTGATGCCTATACAAATGTCGGTACAAAGAATGATCAAGAAGAGAGATGGCAGGGGTTGAGGTTCAAACCAAAAGAAAACAAACCAACAGAAAGCTCTGGAAGTTACAAGGAAAGTCACAAAGCTGAAAGTGAAATAACAAAAGATGACATACCATTTTAATGTTTAAACGTCTTAGGAGACTAGCGTAGATTAGCGATATAAGACCGGTCTAAGTGGGATAATAACCAGAAATCGCACCACGACTACGTTAGTCTCCGCTTTTTTGGAGGCAATATGAGTACAACAAGACACGATGAAATGAAAGAACAAGTACAACGTTTTCATAACGAAAATCCTAGAGTTTGGGATTTATTTATTCAATTTACATTAGACAGGATTCACAAGGGGTTTAGTAATTATAGTGTAAACGCTATCTTTGAGAGGATTCGTTGGGAGTTTGATAACTTCGGCTCAAAAGATGCGTGTAGTTTTAAGTTAAATAATAACTATCGCGCCTTTTACGCAAGAAGATTCATGCGAATGTTTCCACAGCATGAGGGTTTTTTTAGAACCAGAGAGCAGATTAGCAAACAGACCGACAGAACCAATCTAGCTGAATTAACACCAAAAGATTATGAATAAAGAATGGGCTGACAAAGTTAGAAGCCAACGTTATTTAGCAGATGTTCGTGAGCATGGGTGTTTGGTTTGCCAAAGACCTCCACAAGCTCACCATTTAACTCACGCTCAAGGATTGAGGGGCATGAGAAGAACCGGAGATCAATGGGCAGTACCATTGTGTCAAGAACATCATTTTAATTTACATGGTCATGGCAACGAATCGCAATGGTGGGCATTGCAAGGACTTGATCCTATTGCTTGGGCAAAAAGAAATTGGGAGTATTTTAATGAGAAGTGAGATAGAAAATATGGCTGAACATTTTGAAGCCAAAAAATATGCATACAGACAAACAAAGGACGGTGTTGTGTTATCTTTTGTCTTACATCCAGATGATATTCCCCCTGACATGGCTGTATCTGCAATCGGATCTAGGTACATGGTTGCTTGTGTTCAGATCAATGATCAAGAAGAACCAATGCAAGCCAAAGCAAAAAACGAAGGAGAGAGAGCTTTATCAAGAGCCTGTTTAATTTGCAAAGACACTGATTATCAAAATTGGGTACGTTTAAACGCAGAGACATGGGGAGTTAAGCAATTGGATTTATCTGACGAAGAACTATGCGCTCGTGTTATTCGTTCTGTTTGTCGCATCGGTACGAGATCAGACTTGAAAACCAATGCTTCTGCTCAACAACGTTTAAACTTACATTTAGAAGATTTTTTAAAAAGGAAGTGATATGAGTGATACATGGGGACAAAAGATTAGAAAGCTAAGAAACGAGAAAAAAGAAACGCTTCAATCATTAGGCGATAAAGCCGGTATGTCTAAACATTATCTTTCTTGTTTAGAGAGGGACGTTCATATGCCGAGAATCAATACAGTAGAGAAAGTAATAAATGCACTTGAGCACGACTTAACAATCAAAAAAAGATGAACCAAAAAGATTTATTCAGCTCTTTTGAAAACAAAAAAAGCAATGTTATAGAGAGATATGAAAGTTACAACAAAGAGCATTGTTGGCAGTATGACATTAGACTTAATAATTTAGAGCAAGACTTATTTAATTTTGGTATAAAAAAAGAAGAAGCAAGTTTAATAAAAGTTTCTGATTTTGATTTTGGGTATGTTGCATCAGAAGAAAAAAATAAATGTGCAGAGATTAAGCAATTTATAGAGAGGCATGAATGGTTAGGAAAGATGCCTATGTCGATTACGCACAGATTTACAGCTAGATGGCAGGGGGTTTTAGTTGGTGTCATAGTTATGGCAACACCTAATGCCTTCTCTAATCTTCTTGGAGTTGAGTACAAGAATAAAGAAAAGTTAATAGCGAGAGGCGCTTGCATATCTTGGTCGCCAATAAATACAGCTTCTTGGCTTCTCATGCAATCTGTTAAATGGATGGTTAAACATACTGATTTTAGAATATTTACAGCTTATTCTGATCCAGAAGCAAAAGAGCTAGGAACAATATATCAAGCCTGTAATTTTTATTATTTAGGGCAAAGATTTGGTTCTACGAAACAATATCTTGATCCAGATAACCCTAAAAGGGGGTGGTTTGGTGACGTTGGTTTTAACGATAGAAGCCAGATAGTCAGGTATGCAAAGCAATTAGGTATTGAATGGCAAAAAGAATGGTACAAATTTGTGGGCACAAGGAATCAATATAGGAAAGTAGATTGGCAGGCAATTCCAGACGAAACACAAAAGATATTAAAAGATGAAAGGTCTGAGCACAAAAAAAGATGCAAGAGCAGGATTTCAGCAAAAAAACATAAGTATGCTTACATACTAGGTAAGAATAAAAAAGAAACAAAGCAATTAAAGAAACTGTTTGATGAAAATAATAAACGTTTAAACGTCTTTAATTATCCGAAAGAAAGAGGAACTTAATAAGATTAAATGGTATTGTATAAAAAGAAATGAAAGATAAAACAAGAAAATGCTTAGAATGTAGTAAAGAATATTCAATAAATCGTAGTGTAATTTATTGTTCTAAAAAATGTTCTAACATACATAACACCAAACAAAATCAAAGATTGTATAAAATGAATCTTCAAGATGGATGGAAGCATGGTGACACAAATCATGCCGAAGATTATTCAATACCCACTTATCATATTCCTCATAATATTTTACAAGAAGCAAAGCATTATGTAGATCTTAAAGATGACTTACATATAGTTGAAGATACTTATGAAGTTTTTAAAATAACCCATGAAATCTTAAACGAGACATGCACCGAAAAAACTCAAAAAATAAAAAATAGAAGGATAGCTAGAAGAAAAAGAAACCGTACTTTAAAGTCATCTTATTGTTATTAGCTACTAGGTCTATTATTACCTTTATGTCAACCGTGGTGCAGTTGTGTAGCGAAGACGCACCTTTTAATCTTTCTCGTCATCCAATTCTCGGTAATACTCAATAATTGATAAAGTTTGTCTGATGTATCTTTTTACCTCTGCCATGTTATTTGACAAATTTTCATATCCTTTGTTGGGCAATCCATAAAAAGCCTGAGATGGCGCTTCGCCTTTGTTTAAATCATCAAGATATTCTTTCATTGTATCCGGTGTTAGAACTTTCCATTCTACCGGCATAGCAACAATTTTATTTGGTAATGGCGGGTGATACATCGGTGCGGGTTTCTCAACAGTTATAATCTCAACAGGCTTAACCTCTGGAGGTGTGAACCTTGAGCCAAGACTTGAGCAACCGCTAGTCAGTATTAGCGTTATCAGTAATAATTTTTTCATCGAATTGATTTGGCTCTGTAAGTGCTTCTAATTCTCTACCTACTTTTGCCGTACCTTTGTTTATTATGCGTTCTATGAGCTTTGGTTTTGCCATAGAGAGCATGTTTAAATCATGTTTAGCGAATGTATTCTTCAATCGGTTCACTTCTAGTTGAGCTTCATTGTTTTTTTCTGTCAAACTTGTGATCTGTTCTTGCGTTTGTTTTTCTTTGTTCAATTGATTAACTATTTGTTGATTTTGTTTTTCGATAGATTTTTCTAATAACAATTGATTATTCATTGATTGTTGTAACTGTGTAGCCAGCATTTCTTTCTCTGCTTCAGATTTATCATAATAGAGTTTAAACGCTCCCAGCGTTAAAAAAAGAGTCGCTGCAAGGATAATAGAAGGTTTAAACATAGCAACTGGGCCTGCTGCGGGCCTGATGGTATTGTTTAAACATAAGAACCAATACCACTGGAGCACATAATGCTCCTATTGGTAAATAGACTACTATCATCAAGATTGTTTATTAACATTTCCATCTTCTTCGTGCTTGTCTTATTCTTGAGTTAGGATCATTTCTAGTTTTTGCCGAACTTTTTTTAAGTTGTCCTGCTGACCTAGCGCAGTAAGACTTCCTACGTTTTGCGGCTTTGCTTCCCTTTTTAACTTTACCTGTAACAGCAGTTTTTAACTTAGAAGTAGGATTTGCTTTGCGATAGGCGGCTACTCCTTTCTTAGTCATGCCTGCACCAGACTTAGTAGGACGATAATTAGCACCCTTACCTTTGGTAGTCTTGCGTATAGGGTTTTCTTTTCTTTTAGCCATTAGCGTTTCTTCCCTTTGTGTAGTCCGTGTTTAGCGTGTTGCTTACCTTTTCTAGTAGCCTCTCGTTTCTTTTTATTGGCTGCTGCTAGTTTTTTTCTACCTGCGGGAGTTGATTTGAGATTTTTTATGGTAGCTGAAGGAGCATAGACTTCACCGGTCTTTGAAGATTTCTTGCCACTAGGGGTTCTCCACTTCTGCTTTGTCCATTTCTTTAGAGACTTCTGAGATTTCTTGAGAGCCACTACTTCCTGCCTCGCGCCTTCGCTTGTGCTTTTTTAGATAAATCTTTTAAATGAAATAGCTTTACGCTTGTTTTAGTGTGTGTTTTATTACTGTGCAACGATCCATTAGGCATTTTATGAGTGCTACCCTTATGTTCGCTCCCATTTCTTTTGTAATGTTTAACACCTTTCATTTGTATCCTCCGCCTGCTTTTTTATATTTATTAGCTAGTAACTGCGCTTTTCGAGCAGACCATTGACCTGCTTTACCACCTTTAGTACCTGCTTTGATCCTATTAAAAAGATTTTTACGCATAGTAGGTTTAGTGTAGTTACCTGCTTTATTTACTGTAGATTTTTTCTTTTTCTTAACTGCCATATAAATACTCTATTTTCGTTTAAACGATCTGTTTTTAGATTTAGAAACTACCCGTAGGTTTTTTTTGTTATTGTTTCTAGGGTTACGATCTTTATGATCTACGTCTTTACCGTCACCTTTTTTGACTCTGCCAGATTTTGTCAAACCTCTACGAGCTTTATTTCTTCCGGCACGATCTTTCTTTTGTTCTTTAGTGCCCTGATAATTGTCGTATTCTTTTCTGTAATTTCTCATAATATAAAGTATACACTATTTATTTTCTGTTTAAACACTTGCAGCCCAAGTATAAACCCTCAGAGGTTTAGATTTTCCTTTTACTTCTATAGGATCTAACTCTTTTAGATCATAGCAAGAGGATTTAGCTGTCTCTTCTCCTATCAATGTACCTACACCGGCTACTTTTGTGCTTGATTCTAGTCTTGCCGCGACATTACAAGGATCACCTATCAAACTGAACGCAAATCTATCGGTTGCTCCAAAGTTTCCTGCTATACACACACCAGAGTTAACACCTATACCTATAGCAATCTCAGGTATGCCCTCCTGTTTAAACTTCTTATTCAACTCAATAATATTACTTTCAATCTCTTTAGCGGCTTGCAAGGCTAAATTTCGATGATCAGGTTGAGGAATAATAGTATTCCAATGAAACATACCTGCATCTCCAATAAATTTGTCAGTACAGCCAAAGAATTTGTTAGCCGCTTTTACCTGTACGTCCAGTACATTATTCATAATATACGTCACCATCTCCGGTTCTACTGACTCTGAAAGGCTAGTAAAGCCTCGTAAGTCTGTAAAGATGATTGAACAATCAACTCTGTTGCCGTTAATCTTACACAACTCAGGGTTATCTTGTAATTTCTTGACCATACGAGGATCAAGATATTTGCCGAATTGTTTTTTTACTAACTGCCTTAGTTTGTATTGCTCTCTAAATCTTAGGTAAAAAGCCGTAGCTCCGGTTATAAACTGACAGATCAATGTCCACGTTACGTCAATCAGCAAACCTTTCTGTATTAAATAGAACCCTAGATAGGCATTACCTACCATCGTTAATGCAAATAAACTAATACCTAATGTAATACCAAACAAACTAAGAATAAACCAAACGGCTATTA